GTGATTCGATGCGGCTGGAGTCGCCAGCGGCACAAGAGGAATTGAAGTACCTCAAGACCCTGAAGGCGGGGGACGTCCGGACGGGCGTCCTCCTGCCAGCCTTGGAGGTGGGCATGGAGTGGACGCTGGTGCTGGAGACGAGCGGCAACCGGTGGGAGTTTGACGGGACGTTCTTCGGCCAGCCTCTGTATCATCTGGTCATCCGCACGGACGCCGCGATGCTCACGCTGGAAGTGCAGGAGGCCCGGTAATGGAGCTAGGCTACTTCGCGGCGGATACGCTGGGCGTGACCCTCTACCAGATTAAGGGCACGCTCGTGGCCAACGAGATTCACCCGATGCAGTTGGGGCCGTGGCGGCTGGACCTCCCGGTGGACGTGGATTCTGACATCCTGTCAGGCACGGAGTTAGGCTTCTGGGTCACGCTGGGCAAGATGCTCCACCTGTATGTGGTCGTGCGGGAGAAGCAGTGCTGGCTGTTCGTGCTGGACCGCAAGGCCCTGCAGCTATGCGGGCAGGCGACAATGTTCGCAGGCGATACGCTCAAAGAGCGGATTACGGAAATCAAACCGGCCATTCGGGCAGCGTTTCGCTGGAGTGGTGTGGAATGGGAACAAGTGGAGTATGATGGCGGTACCCACGGGAGGGGCAATGCTCGCACGGAATCTGATGGGTCAGAAATTCGGGCGACTAATAGCGGTTCAAAGAGCAGGAGCTAGTAAGCAGAGACTGGCCATTTGGTTATGCCAGTGTTCGTGTGGAAACCAAATCACGGCTACTAGTAGTCACTTACTACGTGGAGGCGTGAAGTCGTGCGGCTGTTTGCGGGTGGAAAGCGTTGTTGGACGAAATGCGTTAGGTAGATATCCAGCCAGAGCAGAAACGAAACACCCCCTCTATGTGACGTGGCGCAACATAAAATTGCGATGTTATAACTCGTCTAATCCTGATTACGGTGGGAAGGGCGTTAGCATGTGCCAGAAGTGGCAGGAGTCGTTTCAAGCGTTTGTGGCTGATGTGGGAGAGCGCCCTACTGGTATGACCTTGGATCGCTACCCAAACCCCGCTGGTGATTATGAGCCGGGGAATGTGCGGTGGGCCACCCCGCTACAGCAGCGACACAACCGGAGGCAGGCGTGTTAACTGTCTGGTCGAAGACCGCGCCACACAAGGTGTTGACGAACCTGTCTCCCGTGCTCAGAACCGTTCCCGAACTACCGGTCAAAGTCGTCAGTGACTTTACGGTGCCTCTGGGCACCAAGACCATTCTGGCGTTAGGCGGGGATTCCTTCAAGCAACTGCAGGACGAGAAGGTCGTCGCCAAGAACCGCACGGTCACGGCCTACCGGACCCGGCCCCAGATGCGGGGCGACGTGCCCGTGCTCGTGAGCTACAGTCCGGATATCGGAGACATCGACCACGGTTACTACGTGGACCTGTTGACGGACGTGAGTCTGGCGATTCGCTTTTGTCTCACGGGCCTGTGGCATCCCATCTACGGGAAGTATCGCTATGTCCCAGACTTTGCGTTGCTGTGTACGGCGATTGAGCAACAGCACACGCTGACGGGGGAGCCGGTGGATGTGTCGAAGGATCTGGAGACGCTGGGGCTGGACCCCTACGCGGAGCCGATGCTGTCCCCACCGTTCCCCGGTGCCTACATCGTGTCGATGCAGGCCACCCACCAGAAGGGCACCGCAGACGTGGTGCGGTTCCTGAGCCGGGAACACGAACGGGAACGGCTGCAAGACCCAGCGTTCCGTGAGCAAGTGGAATTCCTGCTCCGCTGTCCCTACATCCGCCTGAAGGGAGCCAACTTCAAATACGATTTGCACTGGCTCTGGAAACGCGGTGCATTTGATTGCACGACGTTTACCTTCGACACCACCATCGTGGGTAGTCTGCTCGATGAGAACCGCAGCAATGCGCTCGATGTGCATGTGAAGATTTACGTGCCCGCACTGGCGGGCTACAGCGATGAGTTTGATCGCACGGTGGACAAGTCCCGCATGGACCAAGTCCCTCCGGAGAAGTTGCTGCCCTATGCGGGCGGGGACGTGGACGGGGATCTGCAAGTCGCGGCGGCGATGAAGACGGAACTGCTCCGAGACAAGCCACTGACCAGCTTCTACGTGAACATTCTTCATCCGGCATCGAGAGCCTTCGAACAGATCGAGCAGGGTGGGATCGTCGTGGACCTTCCGGCCTTTCAGGAGTTGAGGGCCGACCTAGAGAAGGAGCATGCACGGCTGGTCAAGGACGCCTGCAACATCATGGGCGGGCGCATCGTCGCCAAGCATGGCTATGCCTACCTGAATCAGCAGGCCAGCATGAACCTGACTAAGGCCAGCATGCTCTGTGATTTCTTTTTCGGGCCGATGGGGCTGAACCTGAAGCCGAAGATGTTCACGGCCAAGCCCGATAAGGACGGCATCAAGCGGCCCAGCACGGCGATGGAGCATCTGGAGATGTTCGCGGACGTGCCGGAGGCCAAGCCCCTCATCGACATCATCCGGCAAGACAGTAGCATCATGAAGACGTACAACACGTACGTCATCGGCTTCCTAGAACATCTGCGGTCGGACGGACGGTTGCACCCCACCTATTACCTGTTCGTCGGCAATCATGACGAAGGCGAAGGCGGAGCCCGTACCGGGCGACTGTCTTGCAAGGCCCCAGCGTTCCAGACGGTGCCCAAGCACACGACGTGGGCTCAGCGTATCCGGCGCTGTTACCCCGCTCCGCCCGGATACGTGGTTGTGGAGCGGGATTACGGTCAGGGTGAGCTACGAGTTGTCGCCTGCATTGCCCACGAGACGAACATGATTGCGGTGTTCAAATCGGGCCGGGACATTCACGCAGACACAGCGGCTCCATTCGCAGGCTACACCTACGAGAGCCTGATGGCGCTGGAGCAGACTGACGTGCATACCTTTGAGGAGACGCGCCAGTTAGGCAAGGCCGGGAACTTCGGGCTGGTCTTCGGCATGAAGGAAGATGGCTTCGTGAACTACGCTCGATCCCAGTTTGGGGTGCAGTTGACGCGGGATGAGGCGCAGACGTTTCGTGACGGGTTCTTCAAGAAGTATCCCCGGTTGCGGGTGTACCATGAGGCGTCGGTCCAGTATGCCCGTCAGCACAAGCAAGTCCGGACGCCGCTGGGACGGGTCAGGCATCTGCCGTTGATCAAGAGCCCGAATCGTGAAGTCGCGGCCAAGGCGGAGCGGCAGGCCATCAACAGCCCCGTACAGGGCACGCTGACGGATATGGTGCTCTGGGCGATTGGCTTGGAGCACAAGAGCGGCCTGAATGCCATAGCCCCGTGCTTCGGCGCATGCCATGACAGCATTCTGAACTATGTGCCGGAAGACCGGGTGGATGAAATTGTCACCAAGCAGGTTGAGCAAATGGAAAACCTGCCCTTCCATCAGGTGGAGTGGCAACCGCAGTTGCAGTTCGTGGCCGATGCGAAAGTCGGCACGAATTGGGGCAGTCTCGTGAAATTCCAGAGGAAGTCATGAACGAAGAAGGTATCACCCGGTTAGAACCGGATACGTGCCCCCACTGTAAACGGATGCTCGATGCGGCAGCGGTGAGTACGGGAGAATCCATAGAGCCCAGTCCCGGTGACGTGACGGTGTGTCTGCGCTGTGGGCATCCGATGGTCTTCACGGAGGCCATGCGCGTGCGGTCGATGACGCCAGAGGAATGGCAGGCATTGTCCGAGAAACAGCGCCGGGAACTGTTGGCTGTGCGAATGTTCGCAGAACACATTGCGCCGTCAGTAAAAGCCCAGTGGAATTGAGAATTTGACAAAGTATTTGGAGTTGTGGTAAAGTTACGGCACCGTCCAAGGAGGGACCATGAAGCTGCCGCCGGGGTTCACTCCCATTGTGTTTCGGGATTTGCTGAAGATCATTGGGGACGTCAGTCCGATGATTGGGCCTATGCTCTGGAAGCATCTGGGCCTGTCGGAGGATGAGGCTCTAGAGCGGATCAAGGCCCTAGAGAAGAAGGGGCTGGTGCAGTTCGCATTCAGTCCAGCGAATGAGCCGTCTGTCTTCGCTGCCGCCGACAATCTGTTCCAGACGGCAGAGGAAGAGATTCTGGCATCGTTGCTGGTTGATTTCTGGGACACCACGGGTCAATTCAATTCCAAGAACGGACGCATCTTGTCAGCGACGAATAACCTGATTGAATCATCAGTCGTCCGGGTAGAGACGCCCGAAGGGCCGCTGGCCATCGTGGCAGCTATTGCCAAGAAGATGCTGCATCTGGGTCTGCTGCAGATCGATGCGGAGGGCCGCTACTCCGGGCCGTCCAAGCAACAGGTGACGCGGTGGACACAGGAACACGGCATCTGTGACTTCTGCTCCGATGCGAACCCCAAGCACGTCGAGATGGTGCCGGATTTCTCGCTGGAGGATGCGGGCATTCCGGGGCAAGTGGTGGACATGATGACGGAGGCGTGGTCGCCCTCCCAGAGCATTGGGGGCTGGGCGACGTGCGATACGTGCCACACGATGATCGTGGAGAACCGGCGCACGGACCTGTTGCAGCGAGCCATCACGGCCAGCCGGGGTGGGAAGTTCACGGCGGCAGCGTTGAAGGGCTTGCACAAGCGGTTCTGGACTGCGCTGGAAACCAAGGTCGAAGCGGCCAGCATCAGTGCGGGTCTGCTTGATTTTATCGAGAACAGGGCTCCTGTGGTGGAGACGGACCCCAAGTTGAAGCAGCGGAGTGTACGGCAGGAAGCCATCCGTCGCCTGACGGGGTTGACGCAGGACGAGATGGAGGCACTGGGCAAGGGCGACGTGATGTACAAGGACGTCGCCAAGAAGCTGGCGGCATGGCGGAAGCGGTGGGGTGGAGACACCTTGGAAGACAAGCGCGTGGCGCTGATGCTGGAGCGGGTGGAGCATCCACTGCCGTCGCACCTCTCCCCACACTGGCAGCAGGCACTGGACCGGAAGGTCGAAGCCATCGAGAAGTTGGGGAAGGGGGCCGGGGAGATATCCTTTGTCCTTGAGAAGGATGGTCCCCAGTTGTTGGATACGCCGATGGCGCGGCTGATGCTGGACATGGGTGAAGACCTGATCGCCCTGAAGGGAGCCGAGATTTATTCGTTCAACGCCGACACGATGCACGCCATCCAGATCGCGGCGGCGAAGATTCCGCATGAAGCTCCACTGAAGTCCATCGAAGTTCCACCGTTCCGGGCCGGGTGGTTCTGGTTCTCCGAGCCGTTCCCCGTGGCATCAGCCCCTCTCACGTCTGACCGCACGCATGCGTTGCTCTGGACGTGGGACACCAAGTTCAAGGAACCCACGTTGCGGTTCTCCGCCTTCGTGGTGGATGAGAAGTCGCCCTTCGGCAGTCCACGTCGAGGCACGATTGCCCCATCCACGAAGTGGTTCTGGCCCCTGTCGGCCACGTTCCACGAGATGATTGGCCTGAGTCACCGCTTCTATGATGAGAATTACGGGCCGGGAACCCCGGATTCGATTGGGAAGGAATGGGCCATCGGCAAGGAACCCACCATGAAGGTGGTGGCGGAGATGAGCCTGTTCTTTATGCAAGCCTGCCAGTGGTTCCGTGACTTCGTGCCGGGAAGTCCGCACAAGAAGAAGGCTCCCATCCTGACGCAGGAACAAGGGCACATCGAGCGGCATGCCCGCAAGCGGTACGAGAAGCAGTTCAAGGCCACCCCCAACGTCCGGGTGATTGCTCTGAGGAAGACGGCTCCTACCGTGCGGGAAGAGCCCACGGAGACGGTTGATCCCAACGACAAGAGCAAGCGGCACCTGAAGGTGCGCTTCGTGGTGGAAGGCCACCACCGTCTGCAGCGGGTGGGACCGGGGCTGAAGGAGACGAAGCTGATTTTCATCGAATCGTATCCCAAGGGGCCGTCTGACGCTCCCTTCAAGGAGAGCGGACCACGGGTATTTGCCGTCATACGCTGATGACGATCTTGCCAACCGGCAGTTGTTTCGATGACGTGCTGGACCACCAGTCGGCGCTGATATTGTTCGACTCGCGCATCCTGCACCAGTGGATCGTGCATGGCATCTGCCTGATACCGGAGGGACAGGAGAAGGCCGGAGAACCCTTCGCCCACGCATGGATGGAAGACGATGACGAACGCAAGGTGTACCAGTCCGGTCTGGTCAAAGGCGTCAAAGTGTGGTGGAGCGCCGACCGGAAGGAGTGGTATGACCTGATGCGGGTGCAAGATCGCACCCGCTATTCGTTTGCGGAAGCCTTGACGTTGAACTGGAAGACGTGTCATTTCGGGCCGTGGGAAGAGAGGTATCGGGTGCTGTGCAAGAGGGACATATGACCAGAGAAGAATTCCTGAAAGCGTACGATGAACTGCGGGCGGATCAACATGCGCTCGACAAGAAGCTGGCGCGGTTGGAAGAGCGGCTGTCGGCATTGGCGCATGAAGTCGAGATGGTGAAGCGGCAGATTCAACCCGTGAATGCGAGAGGCATCCCCCGGCGATGATAGACTTCGACCGATTGGTGCAACTGATTGCAGCGGAGGCCCCGATGTGGCGCATCAAGAGCCTGACGAAGACCGACAACCACGGCAGGCCCAAGTACTGGTCGGACGAGTACGGCTGGACGTGGGAGGCCATGGCGGACCTGTACACGGAGGACCAACGGTCGAAGATGACGCTTCCTAAAGGTGGTTTGTGGGAGTCGTGGGTGTTATAATGCTCTCCCTTTTACCAAAGGACACCTCCGATGCGAAGATGTGCCGTCGCTGTGCTGTTCGTCCTCAGTCTCGCCTCCCCCGCACTGGCACAGGATCACGTCCTGTGCAACACCACGCCTCCGGCATCGTTCACGGTCACCAGCGGAGCCCCGTTCACGGTGACGTGGCTGATGCCTGACACCGCGACCGAGAACGGTGTTACGGTGCCCAACCGGTTCGATGGCTTCTACCTGCAAATCGACGGTGGCCCCAAGACCGATATCGGCAAGGCGCAGGCATTGACGGCGTGTTCAGCGGGCAGTCAGAAACCCGCTGATGTGCCGTACACCTATCGCACGCCAAGCGGCGTGTCACGCGGCTCGCACACCCTGCGTCTCAGCGCATGGAGCTTCACGCTGGATGGGAACGGTGCGCCCACCACCACGAAGCAGGAATCGCTGGTGTCGCAAGTCCCTTTCGCCGCAGGTGATCCGATTCTCTACGGCCCGCCGGTCGCCCCCGGATCGATCACCATCACGAAGTAAAGGGGCGCACGATGTGGTGGTTGCTGCTGCCGCTCGCATTGCAAAGCGTGACGCCGTTTGGCATCTATCCGAAAGTCGGATGGGACCAAGCGGCAGGCACGCTGGCTGAGGCGCAAGCGTTCACCTATCGGTACTATCTGGACGGAGCCGCCAGTGGTGCGGCCCTGAGCAGCGTGACGTGCAGCGGGAGTGCGTCACCCTATACGTGTCAGGCGGAACTGCGGGTCACGATTTCTGGTCCGCATACGCTGGCGTTGAGCGCGGAAACCTCACCCACGTCCCGATCCCCGCTCAGCCCGCCCGTGTCGTTCAATCATGTGCCGTCTACCGCGCCTACTGCGCCAGAGAGTATCACTCTCACCCCCGGCGTAATTTGACAAATCGGGTGGCCCGATGCTACACTGGTTTTACGTTCAGGGAGGAGCACCTATGAAAGACATCGCACTCGCACTCGCTGCTGCAGCCTTGGTGGGCATCGTACTGGGCAGGTTCGTGATTCCATACGTGGCGGTGCCATGAGCTACGATTCTTGGAAGACCACGGAACCAGACCCCGGCCAGTACGAAGAGCCACCCGTCGATGACGAACCGGAGCCCGATGACGCGGAATTCGACGGGCCGGATGACGTCGAAGACGATGAGGAAGAAACGGAGCTTGACTGATGATCGCCAAGGAGTATCTGGGCGTGCTACCGAGAACCTGCACGTTCATTGACTGGGATAAGGCCACGAATATCGAGACGGCGTGTCAGAAGCCTGCGGTGGCCGTCTACGTGTCGGATGATGAGGAGCCGAAGGGCCGCTATGTCTGCCAGTATCACGCGGAGGATGCGGAGCGGCACGGTGATGGGCCGGTGTTCTGGCAGCGGTTTCCGGTCCCGTCGGGAGACGAAGAGAACCGGCTGACGTTGGCGCACGAAGAAAATTAGTCAATCACAGGGCCGGAGGATACTCCGGCCTTTCTCTGTACCCTGCCTTCAAATCCCGTTGCAATTGAGTGCAGCAGTCGGTAGACTGTCACCATCCTTGAACTGCAAGCCGATGCTTTATCAAGAGGATGTATGCTGAAGTTGACCGAGGGGAGTCCGGTGAGTACCGTGACCAAGGCCGAGCGGCCTGAATCGAAAATCACGTTCGTTCAGAAAGTCATCAAGAACGAGACGTGGATGGTGATGGCGCAGTCCGCCGTCGAGTTGGAAGACGAATTTTCCAGCCTCTATTGGACGGCAGGCGCACAGAATAACCTTTTCCTCCAGCCGCCATTCGAACCCAACGTCCTCCTGAATTTGGTCCAGAGCAACAACATCCTCAACCAGTGCATCGAAGCGATGGAAGTCAACATCGACGGTACTGGCTACGAATTGGTGCCCATCGAAGAGGGGAAGGACATCGACAAACAGGAAGAGAAGATCGCCCGTGCCTTCTTCGATGAGCCCTACCCCAACGTATCCATGACATCGATCCGCCGGAGACTCCGGCGACAGATGGAGTCGGTGGGCTATGGATTTCTGGAAGTGCTGCGAAACATTGCCGGTGATGTGGTGGGTCTTCGCAGTGTGGAGACGGCGCATATCCGCATGGTGAAGCTCGACGCCCCGATCCAAGTGAAGAAGAAGATCATGCGGGACGGGAAGGAAATCGAGTTGACACTGTGGGAGCGGGAGCGGCGGTTCGCCCAGACGGTGGCCCTGAAGCAGCAAGTCTACTACCGGGAATTCGGCACCACCCGTGAGATTGATCGGGACACCGGAGACTGGGAGTCGGATTTACACGCGGTACCGCCGGAGAAGCGGGGATCGGAGTTGTTGATTCTGGGCATCAATCCGGACATTACCACGCCCTACTATCTGCCCCGATGGATCAATCAGTTGCCGTCCGTGATTGGCTCCCGTGCCGCTGAGGAACAGAACCTGCAATTTCTGGATGCCGGTGGCCTCCCACCCGCCATCGTCTTTATCCAAGGCGGCACGCTCATCAAAGATACGTCTGACCAGTTGCGGATGTACTTGAGCGGCCTGAACAAGAACAAGAACCGGGCGGTGGTGGTCGAAGTCCAGTCGTCCAGCGGTTCGCTGGATGCGGCGGGCAAGGTCGATGTCAAGGTGGAGCGGTTTGGATCGGCCCAGTCACAGGACTCGATGTTCACCAACTACGATGAGGTGACAGAAGAGCACGTCCGGGTTGGCTTTCGTCTGCCTCCGCTGTTTCTCGGGAAGGCGGTAGATTATAACTTCGCCACCGCGCAGACCAGCTATATGGTGGCTGAAGCCCAAGTCTTCGAACCTGAGCGCACCGAATTCGATGACATGATGAACAAGACCGTCATCAAAGAATTAGGGATGAAGACGCTCCTGTACAAGTCCAAGCCGATCACGCTGAAGGACGTCGCCACGCAGTTGAAGGGCCTTGAGTTGTCGATGCCCGTCGCCACCCGTGAGTCCTTCCTGAAGGAAATGAACACGATTGCGACGATGAATCTGGAACTGGCCGAAGTCCCAGCCCCGAACGTCGCCCCCGGTGAGACGCCGCTGGCCAACACGCCCACGATGGATGAAATCCCCTCTGGTGAACTGCCGGTGACGGCCCAGACGCCCCAGATGACGGCTCCGCAGAAGCAACCGGAGCCCAAGGTGGAGTCTCCGGACGAGATTGGAGCCAAGGAGGAGGCGAAGGCCATGGCTAGAGAGAAGGCAAAGGCTAAGTACCGCAAGGCCGCAGGCGAGATGCTCACGCTGGTGCAGGACTATGCCGTCTACCAAGGGCTGATCCCGTCGCTGGCCCAGAAACAGGAACTGACGGCGGAGCGGGCGGCGGAAATCAACCAAGCCGTCGAGCGGCTGGACCCTGAGAATGCACAGGTCTTCAACAGCCTGTTGGCGATGATGGTCTTCGGCTCCGATGATGCGGACCTGTCGGCACTCGTAGCGGCGAGCCGATGAAGGTCAAGCTGTCGTATGTGTATCTCCTGACCACCATCGTGTGGCTGGTGTTGATGCCCTTCGCTATTACGAGTTGGAAAGACTCCGTGCCCTTCCTTGTGTTCCTGTCGTGGTATGCCAACTTCACGACGGATTTGGGCAATTGGATGACCGCCCGCACGAAGGAAAAGGCGGATGGCCAAGATCGTTGACCTGAGAACCTACCTCCTGCTGGAGCGGGCATTCGTCCGTCGTCTCCAGCGGTCGTGGCGAGCCCAGTCGGCTCCCACCTATGCGGCCATAGCGAAAGCCTGTACCGAGCACCGATGGGATGAAGCCCGCCGTCTGGTCACCGATCTGGATATGACGGAGGTGGGTACCGAGAACCGCGAGTGGATCACCTACATGCTCCTGTCCTGTGCGGTCTTCGGGGCAGGCATGGTGTCGCGGAAGAAGCCCAGCTTCGTCGGCGTGGGTTCCTTCGATACCTTCCTGAAGCAAGTCACCACCAACTTCCTGATGTATCTGGAGCACGGTGGCACCCAAGCCGTGCAGGAAGAGGCGTTGCAATCAATTGCCGAAGACGAGGCCAAGACCAAGGCTATCAAGTGGGATGAAGCCAAGCATCCCCGTGACAGGGAAGGGCAGTTTGCGGTATCCCGCAGTGTGGGAAGAGTTGGGGCTCAACCCGAAGGCTATGCCATCGAGGGAGGATTCGGACCAGAGCGAGCCAAGTGGGTCAAGTTGAATCAAGCCGTGATGGACGCCGATGAGAGAGTATGGGCCGCGAGAGAGGCGTATGATCCGCTCTCCAAGTCGATGCGACAGAAATACGGTGAGATTTACCTGTGGGACACGAAAGAATGGGGCGATCCGACACAGGATTCGGAGTATCCCGCGTATGTGGCGGCGAGGAAAAAATTCTTTGACGCTCGGAAGGTCGCACAGGACGCCACGACGGCTCTGAAAGCTCAAGAGCCCGCGATGAAAGTCGAGGTCGTCACCAACGTCGCCACGAGTGTGGCCGAGCGCATGGGCGTCGATCCGTCCATCATCTACGTCGTGCATCACGAGCCCCGCGAATTTCATGTGGGGGACAAGACGTTCTACGAAGGTGGGCACTACAATCCAGCCACCGGGCGTATTGAACTGAACGCCTACAACATTTCTTATGCGGATGCGCCATCCGTGCGGGGGATCACAGCCCACGAGATTTCACACGCCATCTACCACGCCGCGAAGAAAGCGGCGGACGAAGAATTCGAGCGATACATAATCAAAGCGGTCACCCCGGATGGCTCCAAGCACAGTGACTGGTATCACGAGCGGTTTGAAAAGGTGCCGGGGATGGAGACGTGGCGGCGGCTGAAAGAAGAGTACCGGGAGGAGTTTCAACGCGACTACCCGGCGGTGATGGCTCTGTCCGCACTGGCGGAGGGCCAGCCCTTCACCGGCATTGCCCAGTCGATGGTGGACGAGGACGGCCACAGTGCCTACGCCAAGGCGTACTGGACGCCCGAAGCGAGAGCCGCCCGTGGGTATTCCTACGAGACGGCTATCAACGAGACGATTGCGGAAGTCACCCGCTACATCACGTCCCCTCGGTCGTGGAACGAGAAACAGACGCCCCGCACCGATTCGCCGTGGTACAAGCTGACCGTGGCTATGCACTCGTGGTATCGCAACCAGCAAGACGAGCAAGAAGCCCGCATGCAAGCCAGCATGGCGGCGGGGATGTTCCGATGACCCTGTATCCCATCACCATCGGCGGCAAGTCGGGGACCGTGGTCTATCTGGACCGGGATTGGCACCCGGTGGAGCCCGAGCATGCCGCGATAGCGAAGGTGATCTTCGACAATGGAGCGACGGCGTTCTTTACGACCGGCGAGCGGGAAGACGTCGAGAAGTTCGATCCCCACCAGCTACGCGATGAAAAGGGCCGCTGGGCCACGGGTGGCAAGGCGGGCGCACTGGTCACGGATACTGGGAACACCTACCTCCACGGCACGGCACAGGGGTTCCTAGAAGACATTCTGCGGAACGGCATCCGTGGGTCAGAGGGTGGGAAGATCCACCCCAAGGACAAGCGGAACAGAACGCTGGCCCTGCCCGGTCACGTCTACATGACGACCGATCTGGCGGAGGCCAAGGAGTACGCGCAATCGACAGGCTTGTCGGATGAATTTTTCCTCAAGCACAAAGAGACGGTGTTGAACCCCGAGTACGCGAAGGGATATCCCCGTGTGCCCGAGTATGAGCCGTCCTATGATGCAGGGACGGAAATCGGTGGGGGGTTGCCGTGTGTGATCACCATCGAGTTGCCTCCAAGCGTGGTCAAGAAGCTCCGTAAGGATCGTCGGTCGGACATCCTGACCCCCGAGCCGTATGCGCCGGGGGGCTACATGATGGGAGGAAAGAAGCAGATATTTTCTGACTTTGCCCGGTCTTACAAGGGAGACATCAAGCCCGAGTGGATCAAGTCCATCACCTACATGACGAAGGATCTAGCCACGGGTACGGAGACGTGGCACACGATTGACGCCAAAGACTACAAGAAGCCCGGACCCCAAACGCCACCCTACTTGCCTCAGCCTCCCGGCTGGGAAGTTTCCCCGGAGTGGCAAGAGTACCTGAAGGACACGGAGAAAAAGGTTGCAGCGGACGGCACGGTGATCTATCTCGCGTTGAAGATCCCGCTGCACTCAATTGCAGGACTCGGTGGCATCACCCGGAAGTTCGATGAAGCCAAGCATCCCAGAGGGACGGACGGACGGTTCAAGGAAGCGACGGAGCCGCGTATCTTCAATCGACTGTCAGACGTCGAGCAGTATGAGAGTTGGGGGAGAGAGAAGCGGTGGCAGTGGAGGAAAGAGACGCCGAAGTCAGGCTTCCTGCTGACGGGTGAGCCTATTCCCCGTGAACAGTTGCCTCCGGTGCTCTACCACGTCACCACGAACGCGCCAGCCGTGGAGTCGTCAGGCGTGCTGCTGGGGCTTCAAGAAGGCGGCGGGTTGGGTGGCGGGCAGGCAGAGGGGGTGTCCTTCACGTCGAGCAAGGAAGACGCCGACGTGATCCTGCGGGAGTTGAAGCGGTCAGTCCTGATCGCTCGTGGGGAAGTGGACATTGACGTCTTCGAACGGTGGGCACGGGAGGACGAACAGACTGCAGGGCTCCCCGAAGGCACGCTCAACCATGCGGTGGAATTCAGCCGCTCGTCATGGGACGTGGACGCCCCGAATATGGGGAAGACACACTACTGGGACAAGGACGCCCCGGAGGGCGAGCGGTATAAGGAAGGCCCACCAGCGGCTCCAGAGGAAAAGGAGCGGGTGCGCCGGAGTCTACTCAAGGATGCGTTGAATGCGTACCTGATCGCCCGAGACACGGTGTCGAGAGAGCAGAACGCGCCGAGCATCAAGAACCCCATTCTGTTTGGCCGACAGGAGCATCTGGCGAAGCTGGACCCGGAAGGTATTCAGATTCTGGAAGTGGAGTCCGCGCAGATTCCACTGGAAGCCTTGGTGACGACCGGCTCTGACACCTTTCTGCATGAAGTCCGTGCATATTCAGACGTGCCATACAGGCGACGGAAGAAAGTCGCCTATGACCCGAACCAGCCTCGTGGTAAGGAAGGCACACCCGAAGGGGGGCAGTTCGTAGAGACGGGACGGTCAGGCGTCCCTACCCCCGATCCGGTGCTAGCGGTGCAGGCCAAGGCAGGCATTGCTGCCGTGGAACGGCTACTTCCTGAAGCCGTGAGAACAGCGGATTTCGATCCGGGGTCTGCGGGGGTGACGTGGGAGACGGTGGATCAGCCCACACAGGATTCGGTGTATCACGCTTATATCAAGGCCGAATCCGACAATATGCTGGCGGGCAATGAAGACATGGACTATCTGGATGCCGAAGCATGGGCGGATAAGAACTGGCACACGCTCTCCGATCAAGACAAATCGAATGTGATGAACGACTACGCGATCATGGGCAAGCTCCCGGCGCGGCGACAGTTGGAGAAGAAAGAACCAGAAAACTGGGTGACGGGTGTCGAGACGGGCACGCACTCCGAGCAGAATTATGCACGGACTCATGAGGTGGCTCTGCGATTGGCCGAGTTGCGGACGGATGAACTGCGGAAAGAACGGGGCCTAATGAAGTCCGGGGCTCCGGTCGAGTACACCGTCGTCCAGCAGCCCCCGAACCCCGAGTTTGAGGGAGGCCCCTCCGAAGACAGCTTTGAGGTCCGCGATGCGACAGGTCGTGTCGTCGGATTTGCCAGTTCCAAGGCTGGAGCGCATGCGTTTGGGACATCGTGGGCACGGCAACAATCCACCGATATACCATCTGACCAGTTGATTCATCAGGTCTGGGAGGCGTGGAAACAAAAGTCCAGTGAACGGTTAGGACTCTCGCTGCAATTGGCTGCAGCTAGAGAACTAGGCGGTGTCCATCGGATGACGCCCGATGAAGTACAGGAAGCCGAAGATTCGGCGGTGCAGGAGCTTGGCAACAACGGAATGGCCACGCTGCAGGCGTACGTCCGAGCGCAGTGGGAAGTCACACAGTTCGTCATGCAGAAGGCTGGAGAAGACAAGGTCGCCGTCTACCGGGGCTTGATGCTACCCGGCGATCAGGTCCGAGCCACTACCCATGTCGTGACGGATAAATTGGGCGGTCTTCCAAAAGATCCGCCCACTAATATCAAACGAGTGGAACAACGAGTTGCACCAGAACTGGATACGCCGGAAAAACCGCCATTGAAGGTGTTTGTCGCCTTCGACTACGACGGTGAGCACTTTGTGGAGGAAAAACTTCGCACGGTCCCCAAGAGCATCGTGGATATTCCTCCGGGTGGCAGTCCGTATGAGAGCGATGACGTCACCATCCAGCGACGGCTTGACCGGTACCACCAGAACCAATCGCGTCGAGGTCTGCTGTTCACCAAGCTCCCTGACCTTCAGTTGCAGCGGGCCGGAGCGCAGTCCACGACCGGAAGTCGATCCGTCGCTAATGATTGGGGCGGCGTGGGAAATTTACCGCCAGATCCCAAGCGCGTGGTGGTGCGTGTAGAAGCTCCAGCCACATCGGTATTATCGCTACCGGTTTACGGAGAAAATGCCCAAGCTGAACATGAGTCGGTGATACTCGGCACCCGTGACAAGTGGTTATGGGATGCGTGGTATGACATTGCCCCATCTTTTGAGAGCCAGTCTATATCCGGCACACCGGTTCCGAAGAAAACCTTGGCTGTAGAGTGGCCCAAGCCCGTGGACTACGATACTGCTATGGCACTCAAGGTTGAGAAGAAACCGTTGATCATCGATCTGCAGGCGGAAGACCGGGACAAACCACACTGGATGAGCAGTGTGGACTGGTCGAAGGTGCAATCAGTTGCAGAGAAGTTCGATGAGGCCAAGCACCCACGGGATACGAAGGGCCAGTTCGCCCCGTTCTACCACGGGACATCCAACGAGATTGCCGAGAAGATTCTGGCAGAGGGCCTGAAGCCGCTCAGTGAAATGGACCGGACTTCCCCCATCGGGAAGGGTTTTGCGTCTACCAGTGAGAAGGTGGCCCTGAGCTATGCGGCGATGGCATCGGATGACTCCACCGACACCATCACGGTGATTGTGTTCAAGCCCGAAGCCAGCCAGTTCCTCAAGCCAGCCGGGAAGTTGGTGCCGGGAGGCAGGCCGGGGACATGGGGTCATGCCCGGAGCACGGAGATGTCCAGCACGGAGACGGTCCCGCCGGAGATGATTGAGGAAGTGCGGCAGTACCGACTGGCCGATGTGCTGGAGGCGATTGGACCACGGGACGGCAAGCAGTATGCGGACTGGGAGACGCCGCTGGAGGATCTGGACCCGGTGCGTGTTGTACGGAAAGAAGACCGTATTTATCTAGCTTTTCCTACGAAAAGTGAAGCTGTGGTAAAATGGGATGAGTTAAAACACCCGCGAGACGAGGAAGGCCAGTTCACGCGGGTGGCGATGACCAGTCAGCGGCCTGAAAGTGATCCGGGGCACCAGCCGAACAAGGACGTCTTCCGCCATATGCGGGAATTCCATGAGCAGTTGGAAGCCCTGCCGGGGGTATCGTCCGTCTCCGTGAAGCCCGGTGTCGGGGGCTGGGAGGGTGGATCGGAGTCGATGTGGCAGATTTATTACAAGGGCAACGGAGAAGCCCGGAAGTTGGTGGCCCGCACTGCCAAGCAGTTCGATCAGGATGCGGTGCTCATCCTGAATGCGTGTAAGAAGGGGCAGGACTGCCAACCTGCCGTTGAGTTATCCTTTGACGATGCCATCTCGCCCGGTGCCCGTGAGGACGTCCACAAGCTACTCGTGGCCCATGGCATCAGCGGGTGGACGTGGCAGAAGCGGAACGGCAAGACGCTGCTCCGGATGGTCAGCGTGCCGCAGTGGGGAAGCGAAGCCAAGCAGCATCAGCAGGCGACCGTAGCGATTAGCGAGCACTTACGAAAGAATGGGCTCAAGAACCATCGGAAGGTTCATAAAGTAGCCGTGTCAGTCATGGAACGTGAAGGGACCAACAGTTATGACGCCGTTATCAAAAGCTGAACAGGCTCTCGTGCAACAGGCCCTCCAAGGGTTACGAGAGACGCTGGAGCAGGAACGAGCCTCCGGCGAACCGCCGGATACGTCGTGGACGGACGATCTACCGGATGATCCGTTACCGGAAGAGGAAGACGAGACGTCTGTGACGTTCCTGACGAAACCGAAGTAGCGAGAGAGCTATGACCCCCAAAGACATGGCGCGGTTGGTGGCGGAGATTCGGGACATTCTGGATCAGAAGTCCCCGCCGTATCACTCGGTGCTCAAGTGGAACCGCAACCAGCCCCGTGGCCCGAAGGGCTCTCCTACTGGGGGCCGGTGGGTAGCGGGGGTGAGTGCCGGAGGGGGCACGGCGTCTTCGACGTTCAAGCCGCCCGAATATGGCTTCGGCAGCACGGAGGATCGGCGGAGGGCACAGGCCAATCAAGCGTCCTATGCCGCCATCATGAACGCCCCCACCGGGACCGGGTTCCACAACCGTCCCCGTGGCGTGGGCATTCCCGAGCCCAAGGCGGAGCCTACCGGTGATCCCAAGATTCTGAGTGCCTTGAAAGAGGGCACGGTCACGGACAGCCGTCCGCTGGGCGGTGGCGGAACCAATGCGTCGGTTATCGTGACGATGGACGACGGCACCGAAGCCGTCTACAAGCCGGAACGTGGTGAACGGTGGGGGGAAGGGTTCGCCAACCACGAAATCACCGATTACATCACGAACAAAGATTTTTCACTGGCCGCACGGGAAGCCTTCGCCTTCGAAGTCGATACGGCATTGAGTCTGGGGATCGTGCCCGAGACGGTGCTACGGGAACAGGTCGATGAAACCCACATCAGCGTCGATACCTCTGGAGACGGGAGCGGCGGAGGCGGGTACGACGAAGACTATGCGCGGGAAGAGTACGAGAAATACAAAGAAAAGATGATCGATGACGACTCGATCATGGATGAAGTCGGTCAGCGGTTCGAAGCCAAGTTTGACGAAGCCAAGAACGACCACGTCAGTGATCTGGAGAGTCGCCGCGAAGAACTGCAGGAAATCTGGGATGAACTGGTCAAGGACTACCCCGAAGATACCACGTACGGTGCTCAGTCAGAACTGCGGAAGCATCCCGTGCTCCCGATGGGATCGGTGGAAGGGTTTGAGCGGCGAGAGAAGAAACTTCTCGATGAAGTGAATCCGATTGCTCTGCTCGATGAAGCCAAGGTGGATGTCTCCGCCACGATGAGTGACGAGGAAGAAGATCGTGTCCGAGCGGCGATGAGGGGGTATCTGGACGAAGGGTACCGGCGTCTGGGCGAAGTCGATGAGCATGAGGCGAAAGAACACCTCGACCGGGATGACTGGTATCAGGAGCACGAAAACACGGAGGCCGAGATTCGGGACAGCGTTTACGGTGACAAAGTGCAGAGCTTTACCGCATGGCGCAAGAGTCAGGGCTATCGTAGCGATGGCAGCTACGGCGGAGGCGGCGGGGGGGATCAGAACCCCGATGCTCCTCACCCGAATGGCGGATCGTTTCAGAATTTCCGGAGCAATGCGGAAGGTTGGGGCAACATGAGTGCTGAAGACGGAGCCAAACTGGCGGTGCTCGACTACGTCATTGGCACGATGGATCGACACGGGGCCAATCTCATGTTCGAAAACGACCGGCCCGTGGCGATTGACAACGGCTACAGCATGCCCGGTGGCATGGACACCGAGGACGATTTCCAGTTCCGGTCAGAGGGCGTCAACGAGTGGTACCGCAGCAGCAAGAGCCGGAACGTGCCATCGGAGCTACGTGCTCAACTCCATGAGGCTATGGAGCAGACCGATTGGGATGCGCTGGTGGCCCGTCATCCGGGGATGAGTGCGGAGGAGAAAGAAGCGTTTCTCGGTCGGGTGAACAACCTGACGATTGCCCTGCAGACCGAAGAGGGCTTGCGGGAATTGTGGCGTAAACAGCGGCGAATGTAGGGTATTTGACAAATTGTCCTCACATAGTGATACACTGGTGGCTGGAGGATTCCATGCACGTTGAGTTGTGGTCGAATACCGGGGGGAAAAGTCGGGTGATTGCCATCATCCGGGCGGATGGCGTCGAAGAAAAGGAACCGGTGCCACCGCGCATCCGGGCAGACGTCGAGAAAGCGCGAGCGCGAGAGTCAGGGGACGAGGCGTTTCTGAAGTCGTTACCGGTGGAGTTTTCAGGCACCTACTACCGGGCGACTCTCATCAAGGACTGACCTGTTGCAATCAGTTGCACCGTCGTTCGTGCGGGTGTTGAAGTACTCGCCCACGCAGGCCCGAGCCCCCAGAGGCTCGTCTGAGGGCGGACAGTTCACAGGTGATCCCACGCACGCACGGCGAGCGGATGTCGAACAGATGGAGGGCGCACTGGCCGACAGTGCCGCCACCATAGCCCCCGGCATCACGCCCCGGTCCATGGGGCAACGAGCCGCCGTCAAAGATCATATCCAGCGAGAGTTGACGAAGTCCTTGTACGCGGACCCGGCGTTTACGGGTATGTCACTGGAGGCGGTGTCCAACTGGGTCAAGGGCAAAATTGATCTGTGGGCGGACACGTCCGGGGACAGCGACATCGACGCAGGCGTCATGCAGTTGGCGGTCCAAGCTGAATTTGGGCTGACGGATGCGGCCACGGACCACATTACCAGTGCCATCAAGCAAATGCACGGCACGGGGATCAGGTTACCGGAGCGAGAAGGCGCACGGCTCCGGGCCTTTGTGCGAGCCGAGTACGACGCCACGCAGGCGTGGTTCAAGGAACGGGGCATCACCCACGTCACGGTCATCCGGGGCATGGACGATGATGAAGACAACAAGCTGTTAGGCTATGGCTACGAGACGGTGACGATGCAACCGGCATCCTCATGGACATCGGACGTGGGGACCGCTTTTGCGTTTACGACGGACAAGGCCAACCCCAAGATCCTCACGACGCGAGTCCCGGTGTCTCAGGTGCTGAGCACCTGTGTGACCGGTCGTGGGTGTCTGACGGAGCGGGAAGTGGTGCTGCTGGGTAAGCCCCAGCGTGCCCGAGTGTTTGGCGTGAGCGGGGATACGTTCTATGTCGATGGACCGGAAGTGAAAAAGGTTCTGAGGACGCTGGAATGAACATCGACGCCAACCTCACGAACGCCGACTGGCCGAAGCGAACCCCGGACAAGTTTGCGGATTTGGTCCAGAAGTATGATCCCGATCAGGCGCGGGACAAGGCAGGCCGCTTCACCAAGGAACAGATGGCGTTCCTTGAGGCCCACGGAGTGCAGCGACGGGGGACGCCCGCCGCCGAGATGAAAGCCCTGCCTCCACCCAAGACGATGGCGGAGGCTGAAGACCGTATTCGGCACGAACCGAACGAGCATGCCTTCCTGTTCAAGGACGGGCAAGCGGTTAGGGTACTGGGCAGTGACGATAGTCACCATATCTATCTGGAAGGTATGACCGATGCGGATTTGAAGGATGCGGTCCTGACCCACAACCATCCTTCGGGCTTTGGTTTGAGCAACAAGGACGGGGTGTCCGCCGCCGCCCGTAATATGCTGGAGATGCGAGCCGTAACGGCCACCGGCACGCACGTTATCCGGCGCACGGGCACCGACTGGCCGTCTCACTTCGCGGAAGCCATCTCCGATCAGCACGGGGAGTTGATGACCGAACTGGGCATGCGCCTGCATGACCACGACATCACCGTGGAGGAGGCCAACACCCTGCATCACACCATGATGTACCGGCGGCTCCAGCAGCGGGTGGGTGGCTTCGTCTATTCCTTTGAACCCAAAGCATGACCCCTGAACTGCTCATTGACGACAGCGAATTCCTGACACCGGTCTACGTGTCGGTGCGGAAGTTCGAAGAGGTTCGCAAGTTTCAAGAAGCCCAGCATCGACGGGACCGCCGGGGCCGCTTCACCGAGACAGCCTCCGTCACGGTCGGGGACCGTCAGGTGGAGGTGGTCAAGCCCGAGCGAGCCATCCGCGACGGGGACAAGCGCGTGCCGCTGGATGTGATTGGGTTCGATGAGGAATTCCAGCGGGAGGAAGGCTTCTACATCGACGTGGGCGGGAGGGGTGGAATCGGCGTCCGCTATGAACGCTTCGGGCAGTTCCTAGCAGAGAACGACTCCATCGAAGCCGCTGAAGTGTACGTCCACGAAGACGGGAAGGTCGGCTTCATCAACGGACGGCACCGCTATGCGTGGCTCCGTGATCAGGGCATCACGTCGATCCCCGTGGCGATGTCCCCGGAGTCCGTGGCCCATGCCAAGAAACATGGCTACCTGTCAGCCGTCAAGAAGGCATGGGACGAAAGCCAGCATCCCCGTGATACGGAGGGGAAGTTCACGGGGAGTGGGATTCTCCCCAACCTTCGGGTTAACGAGGGAGAAGATACACTCACCTCTGATGTGGGACACATTACGTTGCGGCGTACCAAAAGCGGCAAGGGGTTCATGACGGTGGGTCATGTCCAAGTGTGGGACCAATACCGTCGTCAGGGGTGGGGAGCCCGTCTGTATGCTGAAGCCGCCGCGTATGCGGCGTCCCATGGGTATGAGGGGATTGCTCAGAGTCAGGTTGTTTCTGACGATGCCGCAGCCCTGTGGCAACGCATGGCGGAGATGCGCGGGTTCCGTGTCGAAGAACGTCCGCTTCGTGGCGGCGGCGGAAGAACCACTCATGTTCTCTTTCCTCCGAAGGTTAGAAAGTGGGACGAGAGCCAACATCCACGGGATGCCGAAGGCCAGTTCACGACCTTCTACCACGGCACGCTGCAGGAACAGGTCGATTCGATCAAAGCCCACGGACTGCAGACCAATCGGTCAGGGTTAGCATGGCCGGGACTGAGCCAACCGGGGACCATCTATCTGGGTAAAACCCAAGAAGCGGCCATGCAGTGGGCGGAGTCCACGACGCTCCGGCTGGAGTGGAAGTTTGATAACCCCACAGCCGTCGTCTTGGAAGTGCGTATCCCAGACGAAGTGCTGGAGAAGTCCCAGCGCACGGCTGAACCAGAAGGCAATCTGCGAGTCTTCCAAGACATTCCCCCCGAGTGGATTGTGGGGGTGACGGTTGGGCGGAGCCATGATCAAATCCTTGGCGTGACGAGAGCCCGGATGCGGCGGGAGGAAGCCACACACATTGTTCCTCCCTTCGTGACCAAAGCGGAGACGTTTTATATCGGGCTGGTGGTGGAAGGGGGCGTGCAATCAGTTGCCAAACAGGAGCACGCCTACGGCAACACCCAGATCCAGATTACGCCCACCAGTTCTGCCGCCATCTGGTTGAACATGGGGCGAGACGCTATCCGTGATGACCATCTGCAGGGCACGGGTAAGGACGTAGACCCGAACCACATCACTGTCCGGTATGGCCTGCTGAATGACGATCTGGATAGCCTGCGAATCTTCATAGCCAATCAGGCCCCCTTCACGGCGTACGTAGGGGAGATAGAACTGTTCCCCGCCAGCGAGCACAGTGAGTGGGCGGTGCCTGTCGTGGCCCGTATCGTGGCCCCAGAGCTACACGCCATCGAAGCTGAGATTGGCAAGCATGCAGACTTCAAGGAGAAGAGCTTCCCGGTTTACAAACCGCACTGCACACTGGCGTACTGTAAACCGGAGGAAGCCGAGCAGTACCAGAAGCTGTTCGTCCCCGGCGCGGACCATGGCTTCTTTGTCGTGCAGGGCATCACCATCAGTCATCAATCCGGCGTCTTGGAAACGATTCCTTTCGGCTTGGTCCAGAAGTGGAATCCCAGCCAGCCACGAGATGCCCATGGACGATTTACTGATCTGGGGTTGCATGGCGACGTGGTTACTGTGCTGCATGGCACGACTCGCCAGAATGCGGAAGCGATCCTTGCGGGCGGATTCAAAGCGGGCGATCCCGCTCGCGTTGCGGCACAGGTTGAACACGAATACGGACTACCGTCGAACAGTATCCTGAAGCATGTGGCGTTTGAATTCGCCAGAGGCCGGAAGGATCTGGGCAACGTCCACTTCACCACGGATGAATCGGTCGCAGACCAGTACTCGGTTCCCGAAGTGCTGCAGGATGCGCTGACGTCCGCGCATATGCTGCTCTACCCCACACCAGAGGACGTGCCGTTCACCAAGGAGATGCACGCCGCACGCAAAGCATGGATTGACCGGGAGGCCAGACGGTTGACCGAGCCTGCCTTGTTGGCGGTGACGGTGCCCTTTGAGACGGTGGGACGCCATGGCTTCGGCAAGCAGTTCACGCTGGAGGAATTCAAGGCTCTGTTGAAGCGGTTCCCCAAGTCCGAAGAAGACATCTTCAACAACATCACCATCCCGATTGAGGCTCTGCACGGCGCACGTATTGAGCGACGAAAGTGGGATGCAAGTCAGCATCCCCGTGCCCCCAAGGGCTCATCTCGTGGCGGCGAGTTTACGGACACCTTGCATGGGCCGAAGGATGCGCTGGACTCTCTGTTGAACGGGGAGAAGGACGTCAGCATCGACCGGAATGATGTGCGACGGTTCTTGGAACTAGCGGACGAGCACCCTCAGGTGTTTGATGAGACTGGGAAAGAAATTATTCCCGATCTGACCGATCTGCAAGTCGAGGGGATGGAAATCTTCGGCGGCAACGGGTTGGGCATCGAGCGGGATGACATGCCGCAGATCCCCCCAGAGCATCGGCAGCGGTTTCTGGAGTATGCGGAACGGCAGGGGGTCACGATTGTGGCGGAGACGGTGGACCCCCTGACGCTCAAGCCCACCCAGAACGCTATTTCAGCCCGTCGTGTGGCGGAAAAGCTCCGCAAGTACGAGAAAGGGGACCGGAAGTTCCCCAACGTGTTGGTGTCCAGTCAGAACCGGATTCTCGATGGCCACCACCATTGGGGCATGATGGCGGCATTCGCGTTGGATATTCCAGACGCGAAGATGCCCATCTTCCGCATGCACGTCAGCACCAAGGAAGCCCTGTCCTTGATGCACGCCTACATGAAGATCCATGGACTCAAACGGGCCACGTTGTCCGGAGCCAAGCTGGCGTTGGACCCTGCCAGTGGACGATATGTCACACCGTTCGTGTCCTTCGACAAGCAGGGGGATGAGCAACTGCGAATGATCGCCAGCTTGAATTCCAGCCGTCTGGCCACATGGGGCTTCACGGCGGAGGCCGAAGTGCTGGGCATGGCCCGCTACCGGCTGACGGCGGTGCTCGATGGACGCACCAGCAAGTTCTGTCGTCTGATGGACGGCAAGGTGTTCGAAGTCTCCGATGCCCGGAGAAAGGTCATCGAAGCGTTGAATGTCCAAGACCCCGAAGACCTGAAGGTGGTGCAGCCATGGCCCAAGCAGACCAAAGCCGCCATGGCCATGTATGCCGAGATGAGTACGGAGGCGTTCGTGGAACGGGGCCTGCACATTCCCCCCTACCATCCACACTGTCGCACGCTGCTCCGTCATGTGCCATCGAGCATCGGAGCCCCGATGGAGATAACACCCACGGTGCCCGAAGGCGCACAGGTCTTCCAACAGGTGACGCAAGCGGACCTGAAGGAACTGGGGATCGATGCCACGCCTGAGCAAGTCGCGGAGTGGAATGAACACATTGGCATGACCCCGGTGGAGTTGCTGTCCAAGTTCTCTGGACTGCCACCCCGTGAGGTGATGACCAAGCCGCTGGGCGTGGGAGCCCAGCCCATCTCCTTCGATGAGGCCGGGAACATCGGGGTCACCGTCCGGGGCGAGTCCCCGAAGGGTGTCGAATTCAAGCTGGGTGCCCTGCTCGATCCCTTTACGGGGATCTACTACCTGACACAGGCGGACCTGTTGAAGGGCACGCCCAGTGCGGAACTGGCGTTCTTGAAGCAGATGTTCTCAGCGTTCATCGAGATGGGGCAGAAGTCCTCCGCCACGTCGCTGGCACTGGGGGTGGCCGGGAATGCCCCGTACTACGCCAAGATGGGATTCCTGCCGGATGAACTGGAGTGGGACAGCCTGCGGACCTATGCGCTGGAAGGGGATACGATGATCCCCACGGTGCTGGCGTCACTGGACCCCGAGGATGCCCTGCTGGTCAGGCACCTCCTGCAGGACAAGTCCGTAGGTGCGATGCAGGCGCTGGTGGAGCTACCATTAAGCTATCAGGGCAAGACCATCGGGGAATGGCTCTTCGGAGAGGCCAGCGGGACATGGGCACTGGACCTGACCGATGACGTGATGGTGCAGCAAGCCTTGGCGTATTTGTCATGAAGATTATCCCCAAGCCGTTGACGATCAAGCCTCGTCCGAACACTCCGGCGATGGTCGCTGTGGTGTCGGCATCGACAGCCCCCCGGTCCCAACAGGTGGGGAAGGCGTATCAGCAGCTAGTCACGTCACAAGACGTGCATCCTGACCGCGCCAAGCGACTATTAGGATTGCCCTAGAAAATAGTTGTTGCTTTCTCGACGGCTCCTGTAAAATACACGCCGGGTCTTCGTGCAATCAGTTGCACGGCTGGAGCACACATGCCACTGCATATGACGTCCTTGGTGTCTCGCCATAAATTACTGCACCCGGATGAGCAATCTCCCGCCCCAGCAACGCCGCTCGACTACGAACGAGTCCTCAAATACAATCCCAACCACGGTCCTGACGGTCGATTCGCTTCCGGGGGTGGAAACCCGGCGCTCAGCACGAGCAATGTGCTGGGAGCCTTGAGGAAGAAAAACCCTACGGCGGTAGCCGCAGCGGAAGCGCGGTATACGGGCAAGGTGCCTGCTCTGGACTATGGCTTCTTCCGGGGAGCCCCGCAACCCCGTGACCCGCGATTTCACAAGGGGCCGGAAGCCACACTCGATCCCAATTTCCACCACGGGGTAGGGGATGCGGAACTGGCCGGGTCCACTCCGTACAAGCATGCGGTCAATCCCGCCAAGATTTCGATCAACAATGCCTCACGTCGGCAGCACGCCCGTTCCGTACTCGGACACTTCACATAAGGTGGCCCATGCCTCTTACCACAGGCTTCACGAGTCGGCACGCCATCAAGGGTGAAGGCCATATCCATTCGGAGAAGTGGCACCGCTGTATCGAGCACGTCAAGGCCAAAGGTGGCGGCTACGATCCCTACGCCGTCTGCACCTTCAGCATCGGCTACAACGAGTCGGTCAACCCGGAGCACCAGACGCCGGGACCGCACTCGTCACGAGACACCCGCCGGTTCAAGCGACGGAAAGAACGCCAAGAGGCCGAAAAGAAAGACGTTTCGTTCGCTGCCATTCTGAAATCCAAGTAGCTATGCCTATCGAAGGACTCCGGACGACGTGTGAAGGTCCGCCTAAGCAGGGCCATCTGGAGAAACGGAAGCGCAAGCATACGTACGTCGTGACGGTGAAATTCAATAAGTGTCACGATAGTTCCAGCGGGGAATTTTCCAGCGCGTGCGGGACGGATAAGAAACCGGGGAGTAAACTATCGCCTGCTCAACGTGAAATGCAGCGAGAGCTAGCAAGACAGGCGAAGAAACCTGTTCACAAGGTGCATTCAGCCGAAGAAGCCGTGGCGCTGGTCCTTCGGGGAGAGAACGTCGAGATTCAGACTACCAAAGCCGTACATACGGTGCTGAAGAAGCTGGGAGAAATGGCCCTCAGAGCCAAGAGCCTGAACAAGAAGGCCCCCAGCTTTGATCCCTGTACCATCACGGTGAAGGGCGTCAGCTTGTTCTGTTCCGAGAAACTGAAGACCGCAGAATTTCCGCATGGTCTGCCCCGCATCGAGATGCCGCAGTTCAAGTCCAAGAATCCTGTACCGGGAAGTGAGGCGGACAAGCTCCCACGGGATGAGAACGGGGAGGTTGATGCCTCTCAGGCGTTTCTCCGTCATCTGAAAGAGTTGGATGTTGAGACAAACCCCAACGGAAAGATGCTGGCTCGGAAGCTGAAGGCCAGCCAAGCCGAAATGGAAGGGGCCAAAGTCGCCGGGATGATGCTCGACAAGAGCCGTGATCCCAAGAAACAGAAGATTTGGGTGTCCAAGGATGGCTATGTCATCGACGGACACCATACGTGGGCGGCAGCAGTGGGCCGGGATGCCGAAGATGGCAATCTGGACAACGATATGGAGATGGACGTGGTCGTTGTAGACCTTCCCATGTCCGAGATATACCACCTGTCCAAGAAGTGGACGGAGACGTTTGGGTTACCTGCCGCAGGCGTGAAGAAGTTCGATCCATGGGTCCGCAGTTGGATGCGTGGTCGGCGGTCGTCAACGTCGGTGTCGTTGTAGAGGAGTGTGTGTCTATGCCAAGCAGACAGGTTACGATTCAAGGGGTGATGACGTGGGAAGAGCCCACGACGCCACAGCCCCCCTTGCATCCCGGCTGGCCAACTGTGCCGGGGTGGCCCGGTGGATCGCTGCCGGGTGGTGAAGGTGGGTGGGGCGGTCCTCCGATTGCGGGATGGCCCAGTGTGCCGGGAAATTGGCCGTCGCTCCCCGGACCTATCAGACCGCCACAGCCGCCGTTGCATCCGGGTTGGCCCACGGTACCGGGATGGCCGGGTGGTTCATTGCCGGGTGGGGGTGGTGGATGGGGTGGCCCACCCGTCGCCGGATGGCCTGATGTGCCGGGGAACTGGCCGTCATTGCCACGGCCACCGATTCAGCCGCCACAGCCTCCGACCGTGCCGGGATGGCCGACTGTGCCGGGATGGCCGGGTGGTTCATTGACGGGTGGCGAAGGGGGATGGGGTGGTCCTCCGGTCGCTGGCTGGCCGAGTGTGCCGGGTAACTGGCCGAGCCTGCCCGGAACCAGACCGCCGACAGGACCGGGAGGCGGTTGGCCGGGTGGTGGAGAGCCCCCGCAAGCACCGGGGTTCCAGCCCATCGGACAGCCGGGGCCGATCTACGGCTATCAGTGGTACTGGTCACCCACGCTGGGATGGCTGTTGGGCATCCCGCCGCAGGGTGGCGAGACGCCGTCGCCGCCGGAGGGTGGGATTCCGCCCGGACCCGGTGGTGAACTGCCGCCTGCGACCACGAAGCCGGGTGGAGACAAGCCCCCGATTTCGCCGGAACCGTCGAAGAAGTAAGTAGGGGAGGGGCATATGCCGACACCAACACACAAGAAGCTCGTAATCAAGAGCGAGGACGCGCAACTCGTGTTTGGTGAGGTATATGCCCCCAACCGCCCGGACGCACAGGGCGAGTACATGACGGCGGACGATATTCAGAAAATGGCCCATGAATTTATCCGGTCGGGTAAAATGGGCTCTATTGATTTGATGCACGGCAACAAGCTCGTGACGGGGGCCAGTGTGGTTGAGTCGTTCGTGGCCGATGAGACGGACACACGATTCCTACCGGGCTCGTGGGTGATCGGGGTCCACATCCCCGATGCCCAACTGTGGGGGGCGATCAAGAAGGGTGAAATCAACGGCTTCTCCATGGAGGCGCTGGTCACGCGCCACGACATGGATGTGGAAGTCGAGATTCCACCTATTGTGACCGGGCTCACCAGTAAGTGGGAAGAGCATCAGCACAAGTTCTTCGTGGCCTACGATGAAAAAGGCCAGTTCAAGGGCGGCGTGACCGATATGGTCAATGGACACCAGCATCAGATCGTCGCGGGCACCCATACACAGGATGCGGCAGGCCATCGGCACCGCTTCTCCAGCGTCGATAATGTGCGGATACTAGGGTGAAAGAAATTCCACTTACGCAAGGCCAAGTGACCTTGGTCGATGACGCTGATTTTGACTGGTTGAATCAGTGGAAGTGGTATGCCATATATCAGCGTAACACCCAGAGTTTTTACGCTGTTCGTGGGGTAAGGGTTGCCGGGAAAGTTGTTCGCATTTGGATGGCCCGGTTGATTCTGGGGTTAGATCAGCTTGAGATAACAGCCGATCATCAAAATGGAAACACTCTTGATAACCAGCGGTTGAATCTGCGAGCAGCTACGAATCAGCAGAACGTAACCAATTCAAAGATGCGATGGAATAATCAGGTGGGCTTGAAGGGTGTGTCACCTTGTAGACGGCGATTCAAGGCGCAAATTACCGTCAATGGAAAGAAGTTGTATCTGGGGTTGTTTTTGACTCCGGAGCTTGCGGCGGAAGCCTATCGCAAAAAGGCTCTTGAAGTTCATGGTGAGTTTGCAAGGCTTTGAATTGGTAGACAATGTCAGAATTTTAGGGTAACGTCATGGCGACTATTCGGGCGAAGCTGAAGCAGTTGCGGAACGCCGACGTCCGGTACATCTCACTGGTGGACCGAGCCGCTACGCGCATCCCGTTCCGAGTGCTGAAACGCGACAAGGAGAGCAAGATGGGCATTGACCTGACGCAGGTATTCAAGTCGGATGACACGGCGGTGAAGCCCTCCGTCTCGGCATTGGTGGTCTTTGCCCAGAAGGATGAGGCAGTTGGCACTCAAGTGCAGGACGCCATCAAGGCTCATGGCTTCAAGACCGACGTGGTTCAGAAGTCCGATGAAGGCGAGACGGTGGTGTACACCCAAGGCCCCCAGCAGAAGAACACCTCCATCGTGCGCCTGAGCGATCAGACGCTCGTGTCGGTGTCGGGTCTGAAGATTCCCGAAGGCTGGGTGGGCGAGATGGTGGAAGAGCACGGCTTCTTCCCCGATCTGCACATGGCCACCGAGCAGATGCACCAGCGGATGCAGGACATCGTGGCCAAGTCGGACACGCCGCAAGCCGATGCCGAAGCCGCCCTGACCAGCTACGCCGAGTACCTGAATCAGATGGTCGTTCTGCCCACCGCGTGCTTCAAGCTGGATGAGGCCATCGTCGGTATCGTCAAGAAGTGCTCGTGCGAAGACGAGGACGAGGTCGAGGACGACGACAAGGACGAAGTCGAGAAAGACGACAAGGCCACGGTGAAGAAGTCGTCGGACGAGCACACCGGGCACCAGAAGACCAACCCCGCCGCTGAAGCCGTCAAGGAAGAGACAGCGGCTGACAAGAAGAAGCGGGTCAAGAGCCACGCGCCCGCCGAGATGGCTCCCAAAGACGAAGACGACGA